CAGGGTTCCAGGGTACATACATCTCTTAGCCTGGATCATCTTGGCCTGATACTCAGGGGTACAGTCCTCGCAGAAGGAATGGGCTGGTGCTGGCGGTGCTTGCCGAGCGTAGGACACCCAGCCCTGGAACTGCTTCTCATCGTTGAAACACCTTGGGAAGTATCGTTTCTGTGCCATGTCAGACCACTCTGATTTTAGAGATCCAGTCATACGGGGCTTCCTGCACGAAAAGTGGCTCATGGCTCAGTTTAGCCTGTAGCTGCAACAACTCTGCAAGTGACTTCAACTTCTTACCTCCGTAGGTCACCCAGAACCCTGGGTTCTCCAAGTGAGGGACGTACATGGCATGGCCCAGATAGAAACAGGGCTGTAGGGTTTTCTTCCTACTTTCTTTAGCAGCAGTCATCCTAATTTCTCCAGTGCATCGTTGACGGATTGAATGGCAAGAGCCAGGGTATCTGCCTCCTGGTTGGGGGTTACCGGCTGAATCTTGAGAATGTAGTACGCACTCTCCATAGCCGATAAAGCCTTCTGCATGGCTGGTTTACAGTCATCATGGCCTCTGGACATCCCGGAGTAGAACGCGTGGTTTAACTCCATCCTGGCCTCGTTGTAGGCGTGTTTATAGATAGCTTGTCCGAACTCGATTACACGTTGTTCCACCTCCTTCTGTGGGAATTTCACTGCTCTCCAATACTGCATCAGCTCAAACGGTGTCATGTCTTCTCCTCGTTGGGCCACTGCGCCCACATAAGTGGTTTGCCAACCAAGTGTTCTTTCTCAAGAACCGCCTCAACAAACTCAAGCGGTTGAACCTGAACCGGTCGCGTAGGTAAAGTGCTGTTCTTGTCTGGCTCCACTTTGAGCATCCGCAAAAGATTCAACTCAACAAGAGCGGCAAACCGGTAAAGGGCTTTAGGGTGTGTTGTGTGGCACGATGGCAAATTTGCCTCCCGCGCCATTCGGAGAATGTCTTCTTTTGTCATGTGTTCTTCTCCTTGAGTTGCCCAATTGAAAACCTGCCAATCATGGCCCAAACAGGTTTATCCCAAGCAAACGAATGACGGCATTCAAGCACAGGCGGGCGGCGAACAAACAGTAATTTGCCCTGAGCGTTTTTAAGCACTTCTTCCATGTGCTTTGCAAAAAACCAAACTGCTTCATGCTGATTGTCCCAACCACCGTGGTCAGTGTCTGGATTGTTGCCAACAATCACATGGTCTGTGTATTCAATTGGGTAATTTTCTATGTTGTTAGACTCGGTGCTAAATCCGTACATCATGTGTTTTTTCCTTAAGTTTAGCCTCAATGGCTCGGGTGATTTCTTTAACGTTTCCAATGAACGCCTCATCACGTTCCATTTCGTCAATTTCCTCATCCGTCAGCCCAACCCACGGGCGCTGTGGGCAGCAATGACCGCACCGGGGGCAGTCAATTACTAACTCCTGCTCTGGTTGCGCCAGCCTATTGCGCAGGGCGGTGATTGCTGCGTCATGGGTTAACACATCAAGACTTCCTTGGCTTATTTTTGGCTTGGTTTTTTCCAACGCATCCAGCGCTTGTTGCATGAGTTCGCGGTCGGTCATGTGCGCCGGTTTATAAATTTCAGACTCAGGGATTTCCTGCGTAACTACCTTCTCTCCATCGAACCATGTCTTTGTGATGTGGATTGTCATCTGATCACCTTCTCAAGTAATGATCTAGCCAGGGGTTGCTTGCCAAGAAGCCAGCCCTGGATTCGTCCCATGTCCCAGGTAATAACTCGGAATTGATTAGGTTTCTGATACCCTGTGGACATCTTAGATATGTCCCAATCCTTTACTAGTTTTCCCTTAATAATCATTGGGTTCCCTCGACATAATGATCATCATGCAACCTAGTGCACCTAGTAAACAAGAACCCATAAGATAGGGTTCACCTACTACAGCACCTATGATGCCACCACAAAATAGACCGATAAACATAACTTGAAAGATAAGATTAACCATGATTGATCCAGATATTATGGGGGACTCACAATCCCCCGGTAAGATTAGATAGCGTACACAGACGGGTTCAGGGAACCGTTAAACCACTTGGGGGTTTTACCCCTACCTGACCACAGAGCACCAGACACAGGGTCCTTGTACTTGGGAGGAATCTTTCCTCCTGGCTTAGGACCAGCCTTACCCTTCACGGGTTTGTCCAGGCCCAAGTCCTTAGCGGTGATCCCGTACGACACGATCATGGCACGGGCTGCGTCGATAGCTTGCTGTTTCTCTTCACGCTTGACACGCTCGGCCTGGGCCTGAAGGTCTGCAATTTTTGCTTGGATTTCTTCGTAAAACATCACACACACTCCAATGATGCCCCGTAAGGGGCGATAGAAGCCTCTCAGTGAGGCGAAAAGGGATAGGTTGACCCTACCCTACATGGTAGGGGTCAGGAAACGATCTGGGGGCGTTTGGAAAGGTTCTTGCGACGTTTCATTTGAATGTCGGAAATGGCCTCGATCTGGGTCCAGAGTTTGGCAACGTATGCGTTACCGTGGACACCTGCCCCGATGCTCAGGGTTTCGTAGCAGTCGTGCAACGCATGGGCCAGGGAAGCGTCGGATTGACGTTCAAATTGTGCGGTGTAGTGATTCATTTTCAACCTCAGGGGATATGATAGGTACGTTTGCGAGAACACGGGTCTCCCCGTTCTTCATCAACCCGACAATCTGGAGACCGTTGGGGGTGCGCGAGATTTCCCACGCCACGGGATCACCATCCAGTAGCAGATCCAGCAGCTCATCGACCGTGGGGTTCACAGGTAACCCAGGGGTTCGCCGTCCTCGTCGCGCACAGCTACCACCCAGTACTTGCCGCGTTTCTCTACCTTGTAGGTCCAATCGTCACGGTCATACCAAGCGTCCTCGCTGTTAATTTCAGCGATAAACTTGGCCTGATCTAGGTTTGTGAAGTAGGTCATGATTAACTCCGATAAGATAAGGTAACGGGAGAATATTAGGGGAGATAATCTCCCCTGTCAACTGTTAGTTATGCTGCTATCGCAAGTTCAGCATCCAGGCTCAGGATGTAATCTGCTGCTTTCTGTGCCAGCGCTGCCGCCTTAAAGATTGCCTTGGCATCATCACGGCAGGCCTTAAGCCAGCTCCCGATATATCCAGCGTGGCGCAGCTCGCCTGCGATCCCATGTTCCTGACACAAAAACGCTGCTGTCAGTTCTGCGACCAGTTCCTCGAAAGCATAAGCAGGATTGCCGAACTTGCCGCCGAACTCACGCTCTAACCGATGCTTTGCTCCCGTCCAGTGTCCCAACTCATGAAATGCCGTGCAGTAGTAACTCGCGGGAGAATCGAAGGATACTTTGTGTGGCATCTGGATCGAATCGTGAGCAGGTGAATAAAAGGCAGCATCTCCGCCGTGTCGGATAACTGCTCCCGTCTTAACGATGCGCTGCTCCGCCGCCTGGATAGGATCAAACGATCCCGAAACAGTAGCGACCGGAACCTCAGCACCTTCACACTGAGCAGAGTTGAAAACAGTGTAGAGACGCAACACAGCGAACTGCTTTTCTTCCAGCTCGCCTGCTGCGTTTGACTGCTCTTTTGTAACCGGCGAGAAAAACACAACCTGCGTCCCCTTCTCACCTTTGCGAACCTGTGCGCCACGCTCCGACCACTGCTTGTAACTAGCCCAGTAAGGTGTATATCCAGGCATCATCGAACCCATGCCAAGGACTAACCGATTGATCCCTTGGTAAGCCTTACCGGAGACGATGTTTTTCGCCGCCGTGCTGTCTGACTTCCAAGGTTTGACCCAGGGAGCAGCTCCCGTCTCAAGTTCAGCAATGATCGACTCTGTGACCTTTTCGTAACCGTTCACTGTGTACCTCTCTATAAGATAATCTAGATTCAAACGATCTAGTGAACATATAATCTCACAGATTATGATCTGTGTGTCTTTTTTTTTCTTTTTTTTTCTAGGTACTTTCCCTAATGTGTATCTGTACAGTACTCTACCTGTCTCTACCTGTTCTGTATCTATACTATAGTAAGGTAGTGGTCTACCTGTTCATACCTGTTCAGTCTCTCCTGTATCGGGGAACAGTACAGGGGGCGACCACTTCCCCCGTTCATACGTTTTGGTGAATTCTTCTTACACGGGGCACCTGGGCCTCTCCCTCCCTCCCCTCTCCCGATGCCTCTCCCCTGATCGGATGCCTCTCCCTTATGCCTCTCCCGCTAGCTGGCATGGGCTGGGACGCCAACCCGGCACCGTGCTACCATCCGCCGATCCCGTGGCCCGATGCGATGGGCAGCGACCCCCGTGTGTGCGTGCACCCAACGCTTCTCCCCCCCATAAATTTTGCAGATCATATATATATGTTTAATCTAGATCAGTTCTACAAGTTCTGTAGTGAGTTAAAGATTGAGACTAAAGAGCATGGTCTCAGGAAGATGGATAGGTTATTAGGTACTCAGACATATATTATGGATGAGATATCTAAAGGTCTACAGGATGATATTCATTTTTTTGTGATATTGAAAGGTAGGCAGTTAGGGATAACTACCATATCTCTAGCGTTAGATCTTTACTGGCATTTTGTACATCCTGGACTACAGGGTACATTAACGACTGATACAGAAGAGAACAGGGATATGTTCAGGAGTACCTTGTCTATGTATATAGATGGGTTACCCAGAGAATATAAAGTTCCTATGATTGCTCATAACAGGAACCATCTTTCTCTGAAGAACAGATCTAGGTTGTTTTATCAGGTGGCTGGATTGCGTTCCAAGGGGTCTCTGGGGCGCGGTAAGGCGATAACGTACCTGCATGGCACGGAAACATCCAGTTGGGGAGATGAGGAGGGCCTAGCGTCTCTCTTGGCATCTCTTGCCGAGACCAATCCTCAGAGGTTGTATTTGTTTGAGTCTACTGCTCGTGGGTTTAATATGTTCCACGATATGTATGTCACGGCTAAAAAGGCTAGAACACAGAGGGCTATATTTTGTGGTTGGTGGAGAAATGAACTTTATTCTGTAGAAGCAGAGACAAATGTCTATAAAGTTTATTGGGATGGCAAGTTAACAGGGGAAGAGAAAGAGTGGGTGAAGGACATCAAGAAATTATACGGGGTGGAGATCAACAGCAGGCAGATGGCGTGGTGGAGGTGGAAACTCCACGAGGGGATCAAGGACGATGCGCTGATGTACCAGGAGTTTCCTCCTACGGAAGACTACGCATTCGTGATGACTGGTACGAGCTTCTTCTCAAACTCCCGGTGTACTGACGCTGCCAAAAGATCTCGTCAACTACATCCGGAATGTTTCCGCTATGCATTCGGTGCAATGTTCCAAGACACAGATGTCTTGAAGTCAACGGAAAAGTTGGGAACTCTCAAGGTTTGGGAACAACCTATTGACACGGCCTATTACGTCATTGGTGCTGACCCTGCGTATGGATCATCCGATTGGGCAGACCGCTTTTCCATCCAGGTGTTCCGGGTTTATGCCAACGGCATGGAGCAGGTTGCAGAGTTTGCGACCAGTGAGATGAACACCTATCAGTTTGCGTGGGTTATTGCCCACCTTGCCGGTGCGTACAAGAACTCAACTCTGAACTTGGAAGTCAACGGTCCCGGTCAGGCTGTGATCAACGAGATGCGTAACCTCAAGAGGTTGGCTGCAAGTCAGGGGACTGCCGGTCACGGCATCATGGATGTGCTGGGTTCTATGCAGAACTACATCTGGCGTCGTAACGACACGATGTCCGGGTTATCCAACTCTATTGGGTTCCTGACTACCAGTCAGACCAAAGAGCGGATGTTGACCTACATGAAGGATTACTTTGAGCGTGGGTTGATGGACATCAAGTCTATGGACTTGCTAGACGAGATGAAGGGGATCGTGCGTGAGGGCGGGTTTATTGGTGCGCCTGGTCGCGGCAAAGATGATAGAGTTATCGCCAGTGCGCTGGCCGCTGTTGCTTATGCCGAGCAGGTTCAACCCAGATTGATTGCCATGAGACTGACGAAAGAAATCTCTCATGCTCAAGAAAACCAAACGCCAGAGCAGATCGCTGCTGGACGTAACGTATCCAACTACCTCAAGAAAATTGGGATGTA